GTTACTAGATCCGGGATTGTTATCATCCTTCTCCTTTTTTGCTTTGAAAAATAATTTTAAAAATGCTCGATAAGCCCCACCGCCTTGATAATCTTGATCAGCTTTTTCTTTAGCTGCCTCTAAATCATTTGGTATCTTACCCCTTATTTTTATTCTATGTTTAATCGCCATCTTTTAATCTTTTCTTTTCTAGTTGACAGTAATGAATAATTTTATCTAAATCCTTTTCTTTGTCCTTCATTAAATATCTAACAACGTATTTAATAACTACCCCTTGGAAGAACGAGAGATTATTTTTTGCAATAAATTCGTAGGGTTGAATTTTATATCCTTTATAATGTTTAGGCCCTTTGTTTTGTGGGAATGCGTCTTTGAATAAATCTGGGTCTGTCATTTTTTTTCCTGTATATACACTAAGTAATCAGCACCTAACGGATAGTTATATTTATAATCACTTCTCAATAAATGTAAAGCCTTTCTTGCTCTGGTCACACCTGTGTACCAAACTTTCTTTTCATTAATTTTTTCTTCTCTATTTTTTGTTCTAAAATTTGCTGGGTAATTAGCTTTCGAATATAATATTACATTATCAGCTTCATCTCCTTTTACAGAGTGTATTGTATCTATAATAATCTTAGGCTCTTGATCTAATTGTTTTTGTCCATACCTTCTAAGTAGTCTAATAAAATTTCTTGTCTGACCTGGCTTAAAATTTCTTTTCAATATCCAAAACCAGTGTTTCTTTTGTGAGCTATTAGGTAAATCTAAGCCACACCATTCTTTTAAATAATCAAATGTGTAGTCTCTGTAGTCTGGCTCCTTAGACCAAAACTTATCTGTCCTGTAATCCGAATCACTTACTTCTCTAATAAACCTATACAAATTTTGTGATGCCTTTTTATTAATAGATTTATTGTTGCTTAACTTAGTCCAAGCTTTGATTGCCTCCCATTGTTTTTCGTCAAAACATTTATTGTCATGATTATCTTTGAAATATAAACCAGCATCCTTAGCTAACATTCTTAATTCATTAACAGTGTTATGTACCCGACCTAAAATAAACCATGTGTCTTCACTCTTATCAAAAGGTATCTCTCTAAAATTTAAATAAGACTTTACATATCCTTGTGTTGCACTTGGTAAATATTCTTTCTCTTCACTATCAAGTATGCCCCTTCTAATAATCTGAGAAAATTTATGTATGGCTTCTCCAAATCTTCTTGTCTTCCTTAACTTAACTTTTCTGCCTGGGAAAAATTTAGTAAAGTATTTAGGGTCTGCACCATTCCATTTATATATTCCCTGATCATCATCTCCAGCTAAATATATTCTATCTACCTTAGTTGCCATCTTGTAAATGACAGACCATTGCAACGGTGTGCAATCTTGAGCTTCGTCTAAAATTAAAACAGATAGTTTCGGAAACTCTACTTCTTTTATCGCTCTCTCAATCATATCATCAAAGTCTATAAAAGATCTTTGTCCGCCTGCTCTTTTGTAATTCTCATATGTATTAATCTTTCTAAGGTAAACTGTAAGGGAGTCTCGTTTGTAACTTTCATTTTTGTAACACTCTTCTGGTGAGACTAATAAATTTCTAGACTTAGAATAAACACCAAGCGACCAGTCTTTATATGTAAAGTTATCATCTGATAATCTCTTGTCTGATCTTTTAACTATCTTTGTTTGCAACGCATAATCAATCATACAATCTTTAGGATCAAAGACTTCTTCTTCAAAATATCTTCTACAGTATGTATGCAATGTTTTAAATCTACTAAAGTCTTTATCACCATATTGTGGAAAAGCATCCATAGCTCTTTGTACTGCTGTGTTAACAGCTTTGTTTGTGAAAGACAGAAAAGCAATATTCTCTGGATTATAATTTAATCTTAAGTATTTTTTTAAAACACGTTCAATCAATGTAAACGTTTTGCCTGTGCCGGGTGGTCCAAATATTTTTATTGTTTTGTGGTAGAGCTCTTTTAATTTTTTTATTTCTTGAGTCTTATCCATTCTTAATTACCACTATCATCAAAGGTCTTAAATATCCAGTTTTAGGTTCTTGATTATCCTCACTAAAAAATTTAGTGCCATATAAACCTTTTGTCTTTTCAATAAATCTTATCTCTATATTATTTTTTGGTTTATGTTTTTTATTATCCCAAAGGTAAGTATGGAAATAAACAGAATTAGTCGATGCGGGTAATAAAAATACTGCAGTGCACTTAGACTCACAAGCCTTTTTAATAAAGCTTGGTATCGTGTAATCAAACATGGGGTGACAGTAAACAGTTTCACCATTCCAATTTTGTTTACGTGCATCTAGTTCTTTAGTCCAATATTTATCTACTAAATGATTTTTGTCTGAGGCACATGCATCCACAGTGAAATTAAATTCTTTAGACAGTGCGCTCCATATTTCTTTTGGTGTTCTAATCCATTTCATTTTTAAAATCTTTTTAGTGTGCAAAAGATTAAATTGTTTCTGTTGGGTCATCAGGTTTTAAATTTGCCGGTATGAAATTCATCATCAAGCTCTGATGGTTTGTTATCTACTTTGACCGGTGGTTTTTCTTTTCTGTGCTCTGCAAAAGTCGGTAGTTTGACATACCATACATTTTGTTCACCTTCGTAATAGTCATGCCTTTGGCAGCCTAAAAATCTAATAGCCTCTGTGGTAGTGTTGAAAATTCTTTTTCTAGAATTTAAATAACTTTCTAATGTTGCTTTTTTAAAATAACAGAGATTTGTTTTAGAATCTAAAATAACATAATCGTCTTTAAGTTTTTCATAATCATCTTCTTCAATGTGGTCCTCAAAGAATCCTTTTAATATTCTATACTTCTCTTCAGCCATAGTATCTTCAAATTTTAAATTAGTATCTTCTTCTGCCCTTTGTACTAACTCATATAATAACATTTCAAATGGTGATGGGCCCGTCTTTGGTTTTGGTAATGTTCTCCAAAAAATTTTATATTTTAAAAGTTTTACTCTCCAAGACTTCTCATCCTTCATGTCTTCAGGTGTTACTGTAATGTACTTGTCTTGAAATTTAAAAGTATAATGCATGGACTTTGTATCCTGCACAAATGTTATTTCTGAGAAGTCCTCCAATATATCAGGTGGTTGAGTGCCTATACCCAATGATCTATTTTTACATTTATCTTTAGAACATAATGGAGTCATACATTTTAAAGTATAATTTTTTTTGGATAATGAATTTAATATGGTGCTTTTGATTTCTTGCACTGTAAGAGGTTTAGTAAACACTTGTTTATTTCTATCTACCAATATCTCTAGTAATTCTTTTTTTGATAGTTCTCCATCAGCTTTCTTCATCTCCATCACACCAATATTAAACAGCAAATCATTTCGGTGGTTACCTGACCATTTTTCATTAATCATGCTTTGCACGCAAGGTGGATACTCAGACCATCTACTCTCTGGCTCATATTCTTGTGTCTTAATTTTTTCTAAATCTTCTATAGAAATAATTTTTGTATTTGAATAATCTATAAATCTACCTATTAGTATAGGTGTATTGTTTTCATCATAGCCGTGTTCCGTGGTTGCATCTGCATTAAAGTAAGGCATGTTAACCGCCTTATTCATGGGGAAGACCTCATCACTTAAAAAAAATTTATCATTCCATGCATGTAAAACTTTTAAAACTCTTTTTTTATCTGACCAATCTTTTAAAAATAAGAATAAATGTAAACCACCAGATTTAGATCTTACGGGCACTAAAGGTAATTTATTATCTTTAATGATATCCACGTATTTTTTTTGAGAATAATCTTTATAGTTTCTAGGGTCTACATCTATGCAGCCCCACTTAACTGAATTCTCTTTTTCAGGTAGTACGCCTATACGTACCTTACCTTTGATATGATCACTCCAAACATTGCCAGTCAGAGGTTCGTGAACCGTCGTGCACTTTGCTTCTCTCTTACCTCTCTCATCTACCTCACCTGTTAGTGAGGTAGTGAGATACTTATTCGGATGACCCTCAAATAAATTTGCGAGTCCTTTCCACATAATTAAAACGGAGTATTACTTGTATCCGCCTTTTTCATTTGGTTATCATCTGAAAAATCTACCTTGCCAAAAATATCACTTTGTTTTGCACTTTGATAAAATGCTTGTGTTATTTTAGCAGTATTTACTTCAGCATCTTTTGACATGTCTAAAATTTTGTCAAAATCTATTACCCAACCATACCAAGAATTTTGTGAGTTAGATTCTTTTGTAGTAGATAATCTGTAAACACTAGCCCAGCTCGCTGGTTTAAATGTGCCTTTACCATTTAATTTTGGTAATCTTCTAGACTCCATCATTGAGTTCCACGTTTTAGATTTTTTCTTTTGCGTGGACTTCATAGCGATTAAAGCTTGTTCTACAGGTTGATAGTTTTTATCAAGTATAAACACAAAATGGTTACCAGTATCCTCAACATAATTACCATTTGGAAGTC